CTAGGCATGATCCGCTCCACAGTATATCCTACACCTTGATTGTAACCGTACTCGCCTGTGACGGGATCATATGCTCTTTCTCTGATGTGGACTTTGCTGACAAACGTGGGGTCTTGTAATCTAGTTTGATCATATTCCAAAGATTTAATATAACAGGCAATAAATGGAGCACTGGGAATCGTGTTTTCTGAGTTCTTTTTCAAAATGCTGGCAGCTTGTCGATTAGGATCTCCGTACATTATTGGCACTTGGTGTAATACCCCGTTCCCATCTTTATAAGAAAAATTACTCATTGCTCTCATAAATTGAGTTAAGTATCTGCGTATCTGACCTGAATAAAAATAATCTATGGTATCTCAACGGCGTTAAACCGAAGCCTCTTTGTGTTCATCTATCAGCACGGGGTCGTAGAATTTGATGCAATGACTGCCTCTCTATGACTGTTTGTCCGTTGATGGTTGAAGTATTTGTATTGTTGATAAACCCAGCTTTTTGTGTTTGTCTTATCTGTTGGCCAGCGAACACACCATTAGCAACATTTTCTGCACCAAACTGATTCATAGTCATCCGAACATCTTGTTCAAACATTACCCAATTTTTTCCGTCAAATCTGTATAACACATTGGGACTGTAGTCTGTTCTTAGAAAAAAGCTGCCTTGCGCTGGACCTGTAGGAAAAGTTATACCTGACCCAAACGGAGCCCCGTTGGGAGGAATGCTGTTTCCTGTTAGGTATCCTATATATAAATTTCTATCAGGAGTTTGTAAAACTATGCTGGCATCAGCTACCATTTGTTCAATGCTGGCGTCGTCGTATTCACTACTGGCACCAGATATCAGTCCTGAATCAGCAGTGGGAATGACATAAAAACTTCTAGTTTCATATCCACTGCTGGGCGAATCTGCAATGGCTTGTTCAATAATTTGATCATTGATTTTGATATTTTGATTATACGTGGATAAAAGATCTTTAAGGGTGCTGCCATCACCGTTGCCTGAATCTTGATCCAAAATTTGATTAAACTCTTGACTGTCGACCAACGGCACACATTTGGCTTTTAACAAATGTGGATACCAGGTAACACTAAACCCACTAGTGGGGCGGCTGACATCTTGTACCACATAAAATCTTTTTAATGCAGTTATATTGTCATCTAGGGCGTATTCATCTTTTAAGTGAGGCAGTTCAATGACGTCCCCTGGCATTATTTTTCTACTCAATGCTTCAACACTGGATTTTAAATGAAAATGCATCATGATGGTATCATTGTTTAGGAATAATCCAAATTGACTTAGATTAAAATCCAAATCTTGCATTTGGTATATGCCACGAATTACAAAAACATCAGGTGAGTATTGTCTATCACGATTCTCCATGAATAGCACATCTTGTATTCCCAATTCAGCAACTGAATTCACACTGGTGTCGGGGGTAGTTGGGGTTATGTCATCTCCCTGCGGCGCAACTGGTCCTAGATATTTGTGAATCAAACAGTCAACACCGCCTACCTGAAACCGTTCGTTAACAGTTCTATCTATGAATTTGAAATCTAGGCCTTTTTCTGGCCTATACATGCTTAATCTTGGAATTTTATCTCTCCTAGTCAAGTGTATTTATTTGTATAAATAGAAGTATGTATAACAGCGAAACCGAAGATGCTCGTCAAAGATTAATAGAATACATCAAGACTTTTCTTGGTGGTAATCTTGTGGATGTTGAGCTTGACCCCATTGATTATAATGTTGCCATAGACAAAGCCTTGGCCAAATATCGGCAGAGAGCATCTAATTCTGTGGAAGAAAGTTACGGTTTCTTAAATCTAGTAGTAGATACCAACGAATACATCATGCCTGCCGAGGTTGTTAGTATTAGACAACTTTTTAGGCGCAGTATTGGTTCAAGAACTGGCGGCGGAGATGGCGGCAGTTTATTTGAACCATTTAACCTAGCCTATTCCAACACTTATTTGCTGGCATCAACCAATATGGGCGGTCTAGCCACATACTATGCGTTTGCGGGCTATCAAAAACAAGTGGGCAAGATGTTTGGCAGTGATTTAAATTTTGTCTACAACGCCACTAGTCGTAAATTAGTGATTCAACAGCGGCCACATGCTGATGAACAGGTTTTGATATGGATGTACAATCATCGTCCAGATTTTAATCTACTTGAAGATGTGTATGCAGGGCAATGGTTAAAAGATTACGCATTGGCCAACGCCAAGATGATTTTAGGCCAAGCTCGCGAAAAATTTCCATCAATAGCAGGGCCTCAAGGCAGTTCAGCACTAAATGGCAGTCAGCTCAAAGCTGAAGCCAAAGCAGAAATGGAAGCTTTGGAATTAGACCTTATCAATTACAAAGACGGCTCCATGCCCTTGACTTGGGTTACTGGATAATTAAATCAATTTCATTGACTTTGCCTACAAAATTTTATAGAATATAATATCTTAAGGATATTTGTATGATAAAAGTAGTAGGGTTTTGTGGTCTAATAGGTGCAGGCAAAGACACCGCGGCAGATTATCTCTGCAATTATCACGGTTTTAGAAGAGACAGTTTCGCAAGTTCGTTGAAGGACGCAGTGGCCTATGTATTTGGATGGGATAGAATATTATTAGAAGGCAGAACTTCTGAAGCTAGAAAATGGCGTGAACAAACAGACACATGGTGGGCAGAACGCCTAAATATGCCAAATTTAACTCCTAGATGGGTATTACAATATTGGGGCACTGATGTTCTTCGTCAGAATTTTCATGATGAAATTTGGATAGCCAGTTTAGAGAATAAAATTCGAAAAACTCAAGATAATATTGTTATCAGTGACGTGCGTTTTCCCAATGAAATATCAGCTATACATAATGCAGGCGGCATAGTGATACGTGTCAAACGAGGTCCTGAACCTGAATGGTATGAAGATGCACTCAGTGTTAACCAAGGCAAAAATAGAAATTTGTCCTGGTCGTTGAGTCAAACAAGATTAGAAAAATTTGGGATACATGCCAGTGAAACTGCATGGGTGGGCGGTGCCATTGATTATGTAATGGAAAATGATGGCACTATTGATCAACTTTTTTCTCAACTAGAGACTGTTCTTAATAAACTCAATTAAAAGTCTGGAACTAGGTCACCTTGGCGCCATTGTACCCCTTCCTTGTGTAATATTCTTTGACAATTGGCACATACAGTTTTTAAATTTGTGGGTCTATTATTATTAAGATTGCCATCAACATAAAAAACATTAAATTGTTCTTTGTGTTTTGATGAATAATTACATTTTTCACAGTGATCTTTTTTTTGATACCCTGCTAACGCCCAAAGTGGCCTAAGATCTTTTCTGCCTTTGGCGCAATGATCACATTTGCTTCTGTAGTAAATTTTTCCATCTTTGTGGTAATTGATGGCCACAGGATGTACTCCGCATTTTTTACATAATTTTCTCATACCCGCCCTTTTTTACGCCTTTTGACATGGTTATTTAATGCTATTTTTTTCAAATTGGTGCTAAATAAAACAAAGTAATCCACTAAGGAGTTTTAAGATGGCAACATTACAATCGCCGGGCGTAAATGTAACGATAATAGATCAAAGTTTTTATTCGCCTGCTGGCGTAGGCACAATACCTTTGATCTTTGTAGCAACTGCACAAAATAAACAAAATGCCAGTAGCACGGGAATTGCCCGAGGCACAACTGTTGACACTGCTGGCACGATATGGACAATTACCAGTCAGCGTGATTTAGTTGACACATTTGGTACACCATATTTTGATGTTGATTCTAATAATAATGCCATAAACGGCAGTGAGTGTAGCGAGTATGGACTGCAAGCTGCCTACAGTGTATTGGGTATTAGTAGTCGAGCATTTGTGGTGAGAGCAGACATTGACCTAAATGCTTTAAAAGGAGTTTCAACAATTCCAACAGGATCTCCCATCTCTGGAACTTTTTGGTTAGATACCAGCGACGAAAAACAATTTGGGGTCAATGTATGGGATACATCATTAAACAATGGTGAGGGTGGATTTGTTAATACTCCTGTAAAAATTATTGATAGTTCAAATGCTACTTTTTACAGTAGTAATCGTCCAACAGCAGCTTTTGGCACTGTGGGTGATTTTGCCATGTATCTACCAGACCAAGATGGCACAGGAGCCATATCTGATCAAGCTCGATTATTTTATAAGTCATCAACAAATGGGTGGATTCCAGTAGTAGATCGATTTGATTCTAATAACAAACGATTACAGATCAGTCCAAACTTTACATATCCAACATTTAACTCCAGTACTGCTACAGGTAGTGCTTGGGTTTGTACTACCCCAATTAATATTGGCGCCAAGTGGAATCTTAAAAACTATAATGGAGACACAGATCAGTGGTCATTGGTTAATGCTCCTTTATATCAAAGTAGACAGGATGCTATTCAAAAATTAGATCCAATAGGTGGCGGTCAAAATATCACTAGAAATTCTACATTTGTACTATACGATTATAATAATTTGAGAAGTGCCGACTTTACTGTAATGACTAGAGAAAATACTGGTCCTACCACAGTGGCAATAACGTCATCGACATCTTATAATGCAGCAACTATAACATTTTATATTAGAGAGACATCAAACACTGGTACATGGAACACGCCAGTTTTAATTAATATAGCTCCCACAGGCACTGCCCCGTTGGGATCGGCAATTGCAGAGCAAATTAACAGTAATGCTAGTCTTGATCACGTGTCAGCTAGTTGGAATCAATCTACACGAACTTTGACAATTATGCATGATATTGGTGGCGAAATGCAATTTGCAGACGGCTCAGCCAGTCCATTGTCTATATTAGGATTGACTGTCTTTACAGTTCGAAATAATAATTTTAATAATTTATATATTGCACCGTCTGACAACGACCTGTATGTTGGTCAGGCAGAAGGACAGCCTACTTTCCAGGCCAGCAACTGGGCTCCGTTGAGTTATTTTAGCAAACCAACAGCCCCAAACAGTTACCCTACCAATGGAACTCTTTGGTTTGATACTAGAACACGAGATGTAGATATTTTATGGAATAGTGGAACTGCATGGATAGGTTATAGAAATGCAATTCCAACATCTAACCCAACAGGGCCACTTATCAGTGCATCAGCCCCTACTATGCAGAGTGACGATACTCCGCTGGTAACTGGCGACATTTGGATTGATAGCAGTGACCCAGACATGTTTGGACAAGAAATTTATCTATACAACACACTAACTAGCAGTTGGATTAAACAGGACGTCACTGATCAAACCAGTCCTAACGGATGGGTGTTTGCTGATGCAAGATGGAGTGATAATGGTGAAGATCCCATGGATTACACAACATCAATTACTGAATTATTGACCAGCAATTATTTGGATTTTGATGCACCAGATCCTAGACTATATCCACGTGGTACTAGACTATGGAACACTCGACGCAGTGGCAATGTGGTCAAACAGTATACAGTAAATCATGTAAACATTAACTCCACAAACCCTTACCAAGAAGATGAAAGTCAATCAGCGTACTCTCCAGATCGCTGGGTCACAGTCAGCGGACGGACTAACAAAGGGGTAGCAAACTTTGGTCGTCATGCCCAGAGATCGTTGGTAGTTTCATCATTGAAATCACAAGTGCAATCTAACACCTCTGTTAGAGACACTGACACTTTGAATTATAATTTAATTGCAACACCTGGGTATACTGAACTTATTCCTGCTATGACCATACTAAACATGGATATTGGTCAAACAGCATTTGTGATTGGTGATACCCCAATGCGTCTTGAGCCAATAGCCACTGATTTACAAAATTATGGCAATGGTAACGGGGCAGAGACTGATGGCAATCAGGGACTTGTTACTCGTGATAGTTATTTGGCAGTGTATTATCCCAGCGGCTATACCAGCGATAACTATGGACGTAATATTGTAGTTCCACCAAGCCATATGATGCTGCGAGTATTTGTAAACAACGATAATGTCAGCTATCCGTGGTTTGCACCAGCAGGTACTAATCGAGGCATTGTGAATAATGCTGCCTCTGTTGGATATCTTGAACCAATGACCAGCGAGTTTAGGCCTGCAAGTTTATATCAGGGACTTAGAGACACATTAGCCACAGTAAAGATTAACCCAATTGCAACACTGCCAGGATCTGGACTCACTGTAATGGGTCAATACACTAGAGCACCTAGTTCTACTGCATTGGATCGAGTCAATGTTGCGAGGTTGGTGAACTATGTTAGACGACAATTGAACATTTTATCTAAACCATTTCTGTTTGAACCCAACGATTCACAGACACGTAGCGAAATTAAGCGTGTGATTGAAGGTTTGATGGTGGAATTGGTAACACAGCGTGGATTGTATGATTTTATTGTGGTTTGCGATACATCCAATAACACTCCCACAAGAATTGATCAAAATCAATTATGGGTGGATATTGCTATTGAACCAGTCAAAGCAGTAGAGTTCATATACATACCTTTGAGATTGTTGAACACTGGTGCAATTGCAACAGGAAACTTTGGTTCAGCCTTTCCTGGTAACAAGTAATAGTTAAAAAAGATAATATACAAAGGACAAGGAGTAATAAATGGCAACCTCAAGTTTAAATAATTTTACAGTTCCACTATCCGTTAATCAAAGCGCATCAAACCAAGGTTTGTTGATGCCAAAATTAAGTTATAGATTTCGTGTAACACTAACTGGATTTGGTTCAAGCAATTTTGTAGCAGGCGGAAATCCTGCTACAGAATTAACCAAGCAGGTCATTAGTGTGGATCGGCCCAAACCAGAGTTTGATGAAGTCAAACTAGATGTATATAACAGTACAATTAAACTAGCTGGTAAACCTAAATTCAGTGATATCACACTGAAATTGCGTGATGATGTTAACAATAACGTCACTAACCTAGTTGGACAACAACTTCAAAAACAATTTGATTTTTATAATCAAAGCAGTGCATTTAGTGGGCAAGATTATAAATTTTTTATGGGCATTGAGTTGTTAGACGGCGGAAACGGTGATTTCACTCCCGAAGTACTGGAAGTTTATCAACTACAGGGTTGCTGGATTAAATCAGCTGGTTATAGTGGCAACGATTATGCTAAAAATGATCCTATGGAAATTGACTTAACAATTTGCTTTGATAATGCTTATCAAACTGAAGTTAATGGCAACTTATTACCAGCTGCTCAGCCCGTTATTCGCGGTGGTCAAACTTCCGCAGTTTAATTTAATCACTATACAAAAAAGCTCAGAGCAAAATCTGAGCTTTTTTATTGAATAAATAATCATATGGCCACTATCACAACTAACAATTTCGTAGATCCACAAGGTAATGTAATTTTCACTGGTTATCAACACGCTAGGCAACTCTATCTTAATGACAATTACAAAAATGTGCCCAAAGCGGGATTCATGTATTTTGTCAAATTTAACATAAACCCAAATGTCACTGGACTTGTTACCAATGATTGGGACCCTAGATTTACCGCATTGTTGACCAAGAGTGTTACGTTGCCAAAATTCAAACTGGCCACTGAAACAGTGAATCAATACAACAGAAAAACCAATATACAGACCAAATTGACCTA